AGGGGTCCTATCAGGTCTTAATATCCCACACGATTCGGTCTTTGGACGCACGCTTCTTTTCTTCGCGCGGGCTGTAATGGTCACCGGGAAGTTCCCCAATGGTGAAGCGTTTACCTTTCCAACACGTGGCCAACCGGCCATGGGTCGAGGACCCACGTGGCCTGCGCTGTCCATCTATACACTGTGGTGTACACTGGCGGCCAGCCCGATCCTTAACCGAGTTGTTGGGGATGATGCTTTGTTTGCATCATCGGAGCAAGGCTCTAAGGCATTCAATGAGAGGCTGAAGCTCCATGGGGGCGAGGTCAATGACCTCAAGGACGTCGAGTCCACCTGTGGCGGCACACTCGTTGAGCGTTGTTGTCTACTAAACCAAGAGAGAAAGATCGAATGGCACGATGCGATCTCCGTTGCTAACCTTGACGGCAACCCAAAAGTCATGCCGGGGGGGGAGTGTCTCCCGCGGTGGATGGCTGGGCCATCGATTAAGTATGCACCAGGGGTCGAGTACATCTGTGAGAAGACTTTCTGCGGCGAGTTCGCTGAATTTCGCCGGGTTGGTTTAGATCCTTTCCTACCACGAGAATTTGGGGGCCCAGGCTTCCCGTGCAGCTCGAAGCGGCTGGTCAAGGCAATTCGTTCCCTTCGGCCCCAATGGGTTAGGGCACTTAGAGTCGCGATCAGCCAAGGGCAAGCGGGGCTACGGGTCCTTCTAAGTCTGCAGACACCGTGGAAGATGTCGCGCTCTTCTATGGCAAAGAGTATCGAAGACCGATTACTCGCAGAGATTCTCGATGAACAGAACAATAAAGAAGAAATGGGTGAGAAACTTTGGGCGGGGTCTACCGAGACCGGGCTGACCATTACTGAATTCTCTAGGAGAGTCGAGGCGCAACTCGTTGCGGCTAAGGCGATCTGGGACGGGTTTGGTGATGCAACGCTGGTTCGGCCGTCAATTTCTCAAGTTGCTCAGCAGATCGGAATCGCGGTCCGAGAAGCAAACTGGCTTGTCCCTAAGAGCCGGTTGAGTGACAAGGTAGTCAACATGCATGAGGGGTTGATGAAGTACCTCATGGAGCTAAGGCTGGGGTTCTTCCGCATGCCTCAGCGCTACCGTACAAGCCCACCACTTGGAACGACAATGGGGTACCAGCACCATACTGGCGCTGGCCCTGACTTCTCCAAGGATCCTGCAGAGGCCTGGGTTCGTCCCGCTATGCAGCCCGTTTCGCTGCGGGAGCCTCCCATGCTGGGAGGTGGTAGGATCAGGCAACTGGGACTACTGCCGATTGGGACCAACATGGGGATGGAACCCCGGTTCGGATGGAAATGGCGAGTCGGGACGAGCTCTAACGTACCCGCTGATCCCCCCGGTAGGGCGCGAGATCTAGCTTATGACCTGATGGACGGGGATTTGTCCGATTAAGGCTGCGATGCCGAGAAGTTTGGGGCCAGGCCGCTGGGTGGCACTGGTAGGGGTGCTCCGGCTAACGTTAGGCGTTCCCGGCGGACGAGCAAGCGGCTCAGAGATTGAACCACTTACCCGACTTGCG